CACGTCGTTTGTGTCGCGGAGATCCCCGTTTGTCTCCCGGGTCACCACGCCCAGGCGGTTGAACGTGACCTGTGCGTCCTCGCTGGTGGACGTCATGGAGCCCATGAGCTTGTCCTGGGCCTTGACGATGGTCGACACGTCGGTGTCAATCAGTTCTGCCGCATACGTCCAGCCCTGGTAGGTGGTCGGGTCAAGCTCAGCTTTCGCCGCCTCGGTGGATACAGTATCGGCCCAGTCGGCAGCGCTTCGCATGGCGCTGTTGATGGACGTCACCAGGCTGGACACCTTGCCCAGGGCCGTCTCAATCACCGATGTAACGCCGGTGATACTCGATATGGTGTTCTGCCAGTTGATGCCGGTGGCGATGTCGCTGGTCTTGTCCTTGTATTCCTCCGCCTTCTGGGCGGCGGACATGAACGCGGTGCCACTGTCGGTCAGGCCTTTCTCCGTATTGGCCAGGGAGCCCTGGAGCTTGAGCAGTTCCGTTTTGGACTTCATGAGCTGCTCGTTCCAATGCTGCATTTTCGAGTTGGTCGGCTCCACGCCCATCTTGCGGAGCTTCTCCACAGCCTCCTCGGCGGCCTTGACGGCCTTCTCCTGCTCGGCGATCTTTTTCCGCAGTATCTCGGCCCGGTCGGCCATGTACTGCTCTTTATCACCGGTCAGGTTAAACTGGGCCTGTGCGAGTTTTTGTTCGGCGTCCAGGCCCTTGATGGCCTTGGTGGCGTTTTTGATGGCCGTGCTATACTGGGCCTCGCCCTCCAGTACCAGCTTGGTTTTTATCTCGGGCATTGGATCACCTCTCGCGTTTTATAAAGTGTTCATCGTCGTCGTAGCGGCGGCGAAGCAGGTAAAGGTCGATTATCATGCCGGGAGTGAGGCGGCGTATTTCAGCCAGCCTCAGCCCGGCAATGAGACCAAAAGATGTCAGGTGTCGGAGGGTGATGGGGGAGGATTTTTTTTTAACTCCTCCAGCACCACGTCCACGGGGCCGTTGTCCTCTTCCGCGGTCTCAACGGTGCAGCCCTCAGTGATGGCCGCGATCACGGCCAGCGTGAGGCCCTGCTGATGCGAGGGACGGATGCGGCGGGAGAGCCAGGCGACAGTCACGTCGCTGGCGTCCCTGCCCTGCATCTCCTCCCCGGCGTGGATCAGCGCCGCCAGGATAGTCACGAGGCGGTGCCGGTCTGTGAGCTGCTTGATCAGTTCCGCCTGGATGGTCTGGACGTCGATCTTGGTATCGAGCGCCTTTTCCATCTCGTCCATGGCGGCGAAGTTGAACTCCAGGGCGAGCTCTCGCCCGCCCACGTTGATGCTTGTCATGTGTCTGCCTCCTTGACACGTGTCAATCAGGTGATACTGGCCTTGCCCTTGAGCCAGGCCAGAGCCGCCGCCGCAGCGCCGTCGCCAGAGAAGGTGCACCACTCGTAGAAATGGGGCTCGCCGGTGGCGTCGTCGTACACGCCCATGGCGCGGCCAGTCAGCACGGGGTTCTGCCACTCGATGGTCTCGCCCTTGGTGTTCATCGTGGCGCTCTCTTCGGCGAAGAGGCACTTATAGAACCAGTAGCCCTTATAAGTGACCACGCCCGCCTCACGGAGCACCTGAACGAAGCCGAATCCCACGTAGGGACTGGAGTCGCCGCCCATCACGTAGGTGGAGGGCTGTCCGCTGGTACCGGTCTTTTCCGTCGCGCCCAGCAGGTAGACCCTGGTGGCGTCGTCGAAGCCGGTGGCGGTAGCCTCAAAAGTGATGCCGGTGAGGCCGTTGTCGTTGTCCACCTCCACGTCGTCCCCATAGTTGGGGTTGGAGGAGCGGTTATAAGTGATGTTGAGGCTCACAGCCTTACCGGCGATGATGCCCGCCGAATAGGTCAGAGCAGAGCCCGCCGTCTCGGTGGCGATCTTCGCCGCCGCATAGTAACGGAGACCAATTCCGGCCATTTATCCTCATCCTTTCTGCTTGATAAAGTCGTCCCATATCTCCCGCATGGCGGGCACGACGGTCTCCTCGGAGTACCGGTCAGCGTCGTCCACCCAGCGGGAGGGGTCCATTTTACTGGTGCCGTAGTGCAGCACAAATGCCACGGTGGCGTTACGCTGTCCGTGGCGGTTTTTGCCCTGGGGGCATATGTCCATTTCCAGCGCCGCGCCGATGCGGGTCGGCTTGCGGGGGTAGCCGATGGAGTTGATCATGTCACCGGTGGCGTACTTGCCGCCGCCCTCGTAGTATCCATGCTCCGTTGCCGACCTTTTCCAGGCCTGCTTGACCTTCTCCGCCCCGGCGAGGATCATCTCCTCCGCCACGGGGCCGGTGGCTTCGCCCAGCCGGGTCATCTCGTCCAGCACATCCTGGAGCCCGGAGGTGTCAAACCGTGCCACGGCTCACACCCCCTGGCAGTCGAAAATGTGGTGGATGTATCTCGTATCCGGCTCATAATCCACCGCATACGAAAAGGCCACCCGGTCGTCTGCTTCCAGGGCCGCGAACAGGGCGGCGGCGATGGAGTCATTTTCGGCCTTGGTGAACCGGTCGATCTGGAAAGCAACGGCCCCGCCGTGCTCGTTGTCGCCCATGTCAGGCAGGGCCCTCACCTCAAACCACACGGTGTAGGCGGGGCCGCCCTGGTAGGCGCTCTCGTAGTGCCCAGCGTTGGGGTCCACCGCGACCACCAGCGCCTTAATGTCGTCCAGCGTCACGGGCTCACCTCCCGCAGGGTCAGGTCTGTAATGAGCTCCGCCGAATCCTCATCCCAGCCGTGATAGGCCCGGGTCACCTCATACACGAGAGTGGAGCCGCCCACGGGGGACAGCTCCACACGATCATGATTGTTGATGGCCCGGTTTTGCAGGATACGCACCCGCGCGTCAGTCTGTACCTCCTCGCGCCACTCCGTGGGTCTGGCGGGTGCCGTCTCAAAGGACAGCTCCCCGTACCAGCCCTGATGGATTTGCACGTCGGAGTATACTGGCATAGCGCCGGGCCCGGCGGTGTTGGTTTTGTGGTACACCGTGCAGATGCCCTTGTCCAGGATCATCAGCCCACCCCCTGCTGCACCCACCGCTCACGTCTCCGGAGGCGGAGCCAGTCGGGCATGGAGCCGGGCTTGTCCCGATTTTGGTACTCCCACACCGTGTAATCCACCACCAGCATCAGGTCGGCCACGGAGGTCGTCAGCACGATGCCGGTGGCCTCGATAGCCTGCTCCGCCGCCATAATGCGGGCGGTCAGATACTCATCGAGGGTGGTATCCGTAGAGAGGCGGTTGAGCCGGGCTTTGACCAGGCTCAACGCCTGAGTATTGTCGACCGCGCACACAGCCGCCTCACCTCACGATCAGGCGTTGGCCGTGTCGGTCGCGAAGGTCATGGTGGCGGTGGGAGTGGTGCCGCCGATGCCGATGGCGACAAACGCCTCAGCGATGGCCGGCACGCCGTCGTACCGGGCGGTGCCCTTCATGACGGTCTGGTCCTGCAGGAAGCGCACATGCTCAGAAGTGGCGAACTTCTGACCGGCCCGCTCGGCCAGGATGTACAGCTCGAAGTATCCGCCGATGATCACGTTGTCAGGCAGGAAGCTCAGCACCTCGATGTCACCGCCGATCACGGGCATGGTGCCGTTGATGCCAGACACGATGGCACCAGAGGCGTCGATGTTCATGGCCTGAGCCTGGATGCGAGAGTAGGTAGTCTCGTTCATGGCCCAGGTCTTGGGGCCTCTGGCATACTTGCCCTTGGCGTTGGCGGCGGCCAAAGCAAGCTGCTGGAACAGACCCAGGCCGGTGGCGGTGTCGGGGATGGTGATCACGTTGGTGGTGTGCAGGTCAGCCCAGGGCCGGGCGGTGGCGGGATAGCCGGTGGGAGCCTCGGTCTGGACCAGACGGCTCACGATGCCCTGAGGCATGCGCTGGGTGGTGACGGCGTTTCTGCCGTACAGGATGGCCTTATCCAGGGCGATACCGATGGCCTGGCCCAGGGCGGTCAGCAGCTCGGCCAGCAGGTCGAGATCGGAATCCTCGATGTTGGCGTTGCACACCGCGAAGTAACCGCCCACCTTGTAGCAGGCCATTTCCACGTCGTTAAAGCCCAGGGTCAGCTCGTTGAGGTTGGCGCAGCAGTCAGTCCAGATGGCCTCCGGCACCACGCCCATGATCACCTGGGTGGCGTCGCCACTCACCTGGCGGACGGTGGTATGCTTGTAGAGTTTGGAGTAGTCCTCTACGTTTTCACGCAGCAGGCCCAGCAGCACGGGAGCGATGGTCAGGCCCACGTTGGAGATGGCCCGCTTCTCGCGGATGGCGGAGCGGACGTTGTCGAGCCAGCCCTTAACGTCGTCGCGCTGCACCAGCGCGGAGCGATCCTGGACAGACATGCGCATCAGAGCGCGGTTGGTGGTGTTCATGTTGGTATTTCCCCTTTCGTTGATATTGGGCTCCTTATCAGGAGCGGGATTCCTGGGCTCAGTCTCCTGGGCCGCTTCCAGGCCCCGGATTTCCTCGCCGATGCCAGCCACGGCCTGTTCGGCGGCGGCTACGGCGTCGCGGTGGGCGGTGCGCTCCGCATCAAAGGCGGTCACCATCTCGTCAAGAGCCGCCCGCTGTTCGTCGTTTTCGACCTCATCCACAGCGGCGGTCAGTTCGGCCTCGCGGCGCTCAAAATCGGCGTCCTTGGCCCGGAGCTCGTTGAGCTCCCTTTCTTTGAGTTCCTTCTGCTTCCGCAAAAGCAAAACCTTAAGAGCCATGCTTCAATACCCCTTTCATGTGTTCTTTCCAGGCTGCCAGGCTCCGGCGTTTGATCTCGTCCCGCTGCGCTTCACGGGCGGAGATGCTGGTGGCCTGATAGGCCGGAAAAGTACAGGCGGACACCTCAAAAAGATCCACGTCCTTTATGGTCCAGTGCACATCACCAGTCGGAGAGACGTCGGTGTCCTCAGACCGGATGGCAAAACCAAAGGAGCACTGATCCACGTCACCGCGCTTCACACGCTCGTACAA